GCTGGTGGTACTGAAATGATGAGAACACAAATGGCACAGAAAATGGGATATGGTGATGTTTCATCAAGACCAAGTAAAACTGGATTGGGAGTAAGAACCGGATTACCTGGTTTAGATAAAATTTTAAATAGAGATAATTCAGAATTAGTTAAGAAGTTTAAAAGATAGGAATAAAAAATGGCATATATTCTTAATAAGAAAGTAGTAAAAGATACCGAAGAGTTTAATAACTTTGCATATGGAATTGTTTTGCCAGTACAACGAGGAAATGGTGGATATTTTGAACAAGCATTTTCATCATTTGAGCAAGCAAAAAGTAATCTAAAAAATTTATTACTTACTAAACGAGGAGAAAGAGTATTTCAGCCAAATTTTGGTACAGGATTACATGAATTATTATTTGAGCAATTAACAACTGATTTAGAAGTTAAATTAGAAGAAAGAATAACAAGTAGTGTAAACACATGGTTACCATATATAAACATTGATGAAATTGATGTCAGAATGACAGATGAAATGAAAGATAGAAATAAAGCAGAAATGAGTATAAAGTTTAGCGTTGGAAATCAATTTGAATCACAAGAAATAACATTCTTGGTAGAGGGATAAAATAAATGGCATTAAATTCAACATTTAAAAGTAATAAAGGTAGGGATATAAAATACCTTAATAAAGATTTTTCTAGTTTTAGAGAAAATCTAATAGATTACGCAAAAACATATTTTCCACAAACTTATTCTGATTTTAACGAATCTTCACCTGGAATGATGTTCATAGAAATGGCATCATATGTTGGTGATGTATTATCATATTATGTAGATGATTCATTGAAAGAATCAATGATGTTATATGCAGAAGATAAGAAAAACGTATTAGCGTTATCCGAATACCTTGGGTATAAACCAAAAGTAACATCACCATCAATTACCAATTTAGCAGTTTACCAAGTAGTTCCATCAACAGGAATCGGAGAAGATGTTAAGCCAGATTCAAAATATTATCTAAGAATAACAGAGGGAATGAGTGTAAGAGCATCTACAAATGGAAATATTTTTAGAACTACTGAATTATTAGATTTTGCAGATGAACAAGATAGAGAAATATCTATATATAATTCACTCGATGGTGTACCATCTCAATATCTTATTAAAAAATATGTTAAAGCAATTTCAGCTGAATTAAAAACTATAACATTTGATTTTGGTACAGTACCAAGTAAATTTTCTAAAGTACAATTAGGAAATACGGATGTAATTGATATTTACGATGTGAGAGATTCAAGCGGAAACAAATGGTATCAAGTTCCTTACTTAGCACAAGAAATGGTTTACATTGATTATCCAGCATCAGATATAACAGATAAAGATATGGCACAGTTTCAAGAATCTGTACCAAATGTTCTTAAAGTAATTAAAACATCAAGAAGGTTTACTACAAAAGTAAATGAAGATAATACTACATCACTTGTATTTGGTGGAGGAAGTTCAACATCAGCTGATGAAACCTTAATACCAAATTTTAAAAATGTAGGATTGGGATTAAATAATTCAATCGATAGATTAGGAGCATCATTTGACCCAGCAAACTTTTTAAAAACTAAATCATATGGAAGTGCACCAACTGGTGAATTCACAATATCATATTTAGTTGGTGGAGGAGTTGAATCAAATGCGGGTGTTGGTGAATTAACACAAATCGAAACAATAAATTTTGATGAAGATAGAAATTCTTTTAATGCTAATGAGTTACCATCATATAGAGTAGCAAAAAACTCAGTAGCAGTTGATAATGAAGAATCTGCAACTGGTGGTAAAGGAGCAGATACAATTGAAGAAATTAGAGAAAATGCTCTAGCAAACTTTGGTTCTCAAAATAGAGCAGTAACACGAAAAGATTATCAAGTAAGAGCATTATCAATGCCATCTAAATTTGGTGGAATTGCAAAAGCATATTGTGCTTCAGATGGTCAGTTAGATAATAACTCTCCAGCTTCTATACTTGAAGATCCAGATTCATTAGAGGAATTTACTAATCTGGCATTATCTTTTAACGAGAAATCAAATGAACTTGAAGTTAAAGAACAATTAAAAAAGTTTCTTAAGAATAAAACAAATAGTGTAAATGAAAAAAATAATCCATTTGCAATAAACTTATATTTACTTGGGTATAATAAAGATAAAAAATTATCTACACTAACTCGTGGAGTAAAAGAAAATCTAAAAACGTATTTAAGTGAATTTAGATTACTTACAGATGGTATTAACTTTATAAATGGATTCATTATAAACGTTGGAGTTGATTTTGAAATTAGAGTATATGGTGGATATAATAAAAGAGAAGTATTAACAAAAGTACAAACAGAATTATCAAATTATTTCAATATAGATAATTGGACATTTAATATGCCAATCAATATATCGGAAATAGAATTATTAATCGCAGGTATTGAAGGAGTTCAATCAGTACCAAAATGTGAAATTACTAACAAGTGTTTAGGAAATTATTCTTCAAATTCATATAATATACAAGAAGCAACTAAAGGTAAAATGGTTTATCCATCTTTAGACCCATCTATATTTGAAGTGAAGTTTCCTAACAAAGATTTAAGAGGGAGAGTCATATAATGTATCACTTTATAACAGCATCAAAAGATTCATCAATTTATTTACAACAACCAGCTCAAAACACTGGATTGGATGAAATACTTGAGGTGTCTAAGGTTTACTATGGTAATCTAAAGGATATATCAAGAACACTTATTCAGTTCAATACAGACCCTCTATCACAATCTATTGCAAGTGGTGATATAACAATGAGTTCGGCTGATTTAATTTTACATGAATGTGAATCAAATGAAATACCACTTAATTATTCAATATATGCATACCCTGTTTCTCAATCATGGGATATGGGAATTGGAACTCGGTTTGATGAAATATCAACAGATGGAGTAACTTGGACAAATAGAACAACTTCTAACAAATGGTTAGTTGGTTCTGCTTCATTAGAAAGTTCAGGTTCGTTTAATGGTAAAGGAGGAATGTGGTACACTGGTTCTTATTCTACTCAATCATTTGATTATGAATCAAGTGATGTACAAATGAATGTTTTACCATCACTAACTTCATGGATAAGTGGTTCAATACCAAATAATGGATTGATTATAAAACACGATTCATCAAAAGAAGATGATACTAAAGATTATGGACAGTTGAAATTCTTTTCAAAAGAAACAAATACAATATATCAACCTAAAATACGAATTGGATGGGATGATTCAATATTTCAAACAGGTTCCTTAACAGAACTTACATCTGATGATATCAATGTAACTTTTAAGAGATTAAAAACTAGATATAAAAGAGGAAGTACTCCTACAATACAAGTGTTTGGACGAGAAAAGTATCCTCTTAAGACTTATACGAATGATTATGCATATACTGATGTAAAGTATTTACCATCAACTACATATTATCAAATTAAAGATATAATTACACATGAAATTGTAGTTCCGTTTAGTGATTATACAAAGGTAAGTTGCAATTCAACTGGTAATTATTTTAAATTAAACTTAGATAGTTGGGAAACTACTAGAGATTATTATATTGAAATAAAAATAAATAGAGATGGAGTAGTTGAATATTTTCAAGATAGAGATTTAACTTTTACGGTTGAAGAATAAATAAATGGGATTAGCAGATAGATTTAGAATAGATGAACTTACAAAAAAAGGTTCAAATGCTATTAGAAAAGATTCTAAGGGTAATCTCCTCGTGTCCAAACAAGATGGAAAACAAGTTAAACCAAATACACCCATAATATCAAGAAGAGCATCTGATAAAACAAAAGCAGATTTAGCAAATCCACAAGAACTTATTCCTAATAAAGACCAGGTAGAGTTTGCAGGAGAAACAAGTGGTTATGTTGAAAAACCAAAATATAATGAAGATGAATTAAAAAAGGCACTTGATGTAAAGGTTGATGAACTTATAAAAACTATTAAGCCTAAAAAAGGACCATATGTTCTTAAATCAAAATATGATGCAAAATTACTTGAAATAGAAGATTTAAGAAAACAAGTAGCTAAGTGGAGAAAATTATATGAAGAAGAGGTTGGAATAACATCTCAACTTAGAGCTGAATTAGAAGCATTATTAGAATTATTAGATTCTCTAGAAATACAGAAAGCAGCTTCTGAAAATACTTCAATTGCAATTAATAATCGTTATGTTGCACTTTTATCAGATTTTCAAAACTCAATTATTAAGGGAACAAAAGAAGGTATAGAAAGAGTTTCACTTGAAGCACAGGTAAGAGGTTTACAAGCACAGAAGGTAAGTTTAATAGAACAAATTAAAATATTGACTCTTATAGAAGAACAAGAAGAAGAATCACAAGCTACAATTGCAGCATTAACTATACAAGGTTTACCAGGAGGATACGGACAAACTCGTGATTCTGGATGGAAAGTACCTGAAGATGCGGTAACACAACCAGCTGAAATGGCCGCTCAAGGTGCAATAACATTTAAATCATATAGAAGTGATAGTGGATGGCCAAATGGTCAAACAATGAATATCTATAATTTAACAGAAGAACCTTTAGATTGGTCATTAACAGTAACACCAAAATCTGGATATGAAGGAAACCCTGTATTTGCTTTTTCTCCAGTAACAGGAACAATCGCTGCAAGAAGTGGGGAAACACCTGGTGTTGCAACATTGACCGCATCAAAAGTAAGAAATCTTAGAGGTGGTGATTATGGTGGTAGAAAAAAATGGTTTACTGATAATTTAAAACTTACAATTGGTTTGGATGTATTTGATATTCCAATAGGATTTTATAGAAAAGTTAAAAACGATGGTAAAGGTAACTAATGGCAATAAAGGATTTTAAAAATATAATCGATAGAAAAGGATACTTAGTAGATTCTGAGGATAGAAAGATATTTGAAAAAGAAATATCTAAATCTAACTTTGGTCTAGGGTGTTCTGATATGATTGAATTCATTTTATATGATTCAACCGATAATCAATTACCACAAGGAGATGGTGGTAAGCTTGTACGATATATTCACATCGATGATGCAAACATAAAAGATTACTTTATTTTATCAGAAAGCTTAGAAACAAAAAAGAAAAATGATACTTCTGAGTTTATTGTTGATTTAGAAAAATTAATTAGAGAAGCTGGATATTCAAATGGTATTTTTAAAACACAAGTAACTTTATTAAATAGAAGAGCAGGAAGTGATTTATTAGATGGTAATAATATGTGGATACATGAAATTGCACCATCAAGAACAGAGATACGAATATTACCAAACCGTTCAACAAAATTAAATACTGATTTAGAAAAAAGATATAAAAACTTTACAGATGGTCATTCATTTAGAGATGATGTAATTTATTATGTTACTGACTATGTTAATAGTTTAAATTTTGAAAAAATATTTAAAAGTTTTAAGTTAATAAAAGGAAAAGAAACAGATGGTGAGATTTATATTTCTTTAATACAAAAGGAATTTGGAATTGATAATTTTGAAGCATTTCTTAATAGAATTAAAACCAAGGTTATTGAATCAATGACGTATTATTCTCAAAATAGAAATTGGAAAGTTGGTGATAATAATTATGGTAATCCAATTATAGATAAATTAGATTGTATAACATTATCTGTTAAAGATTTACAAAAAGATATTCAACAAAGTATAATTTCATGTATAGATTTTTATTTACCAAAAAGAGATATCCAAATTGATAATATTTTAACAAGAGAAGAACAAATAACAATTGATAAATTAAAAGAGATTTTAAAAACAACCACATCTGATTCTATATATGATACAACAGAACCAGATGAGATAGAAGAAGAAGTAGAAGGATGTACAGACCCAACCTCTCAGAACTATAATCCATTGGCAACTATTAACGATGGTTCGTGTGTATATGAATCAGTATTGGGATGTATGGACCCGACAGCTGAAAACTATAATCCATTGGCAAAAATTGATGATGGTAGTTGTACTTATGGAACACAAGAACTTGTTAAGAAGACATATTATATATGGTCAGACTTTGGTTCTATATCTTATATAGATACAAACAACGACTCAATAATAAAAGAAGGAATAGAATATGATTCTTTTATATGTGTACACATAAAAAATTCTGTAACATTTGAAGGTGATGTTCGAGAAGTGCCAAAACTAAAAGATGAAGAAGTAACGTATGTTCAATATATAGCAACAAACACTATACAAGATTATTATTATATGGATAATGAAGGTACTAGGGTAATTTTAACTTATATTAATCGTCAAGGTCAACTGCAACAAACAATAGCATTTGGTCCAAGAGAAACCGTTCAATTTTGTTCACAGAAGGATACGGTTTATTCAAACGGGATTAATGATTATACACTTGTAGAACAAGGAAGTTGTGGTAGTGTATCTATTGGTAATCCACCAATTGGTGGTGGGGGTGGTAGAGATATTCCTATTCCAGGTCAAGAAGAAGTAGTTACAGATGATATTAATGATCTTCAATACCAATAAGAATTATGGCAAGAACTACTAATTATAGAGGAATATCTACTGACATAGGATTTGATGATGATGTTATTAATAATAACACAATTGAAATCGGTGGTGGTTCATCTGGTGGTGGGCAATCAAATGAT